GTTGCGACTAAATTTCGTAATGTAGCCAAGTTGGCGCTCGACGGAGGGGTCGTAATTGATGCCACGACGGGTGACGACGAGGAGGTCGTCGCCGCACCCGCACATGAAATAGCAGGCACTACCCTCACGTCCGAGCGTGGCGTCCCAGAGGTCGTGGTGAGCAAGTTCCGCAGATGTGAAGAGCCTGCGCAGGATGGCCTCCTGGGCGGCGAAGCTGGCGAGGGTGTTCCCGCAAGAAGTATTGGGAAAACCGGTTATGCGGCGGCCCCGCGTTTTCCCAAAGTTGCCTCGGCGGGTCGTGAAACTGTGTTTTTCGATCGACCTGCGCACAATGGCCAGCAAGCGTTTGGGCATGCCATAGGACTCGTAAGCCTCGAGTTCGGCAATCATGGCCTCCTCGGTCTGCGTGGCATCGAATGTGCTACGGTCGATATCGACGCCAGTGACATGGGCTTCGCTGAAATGGTCGACAGCTCGTGTCATCCAAAGCGCAACGTCTTCCGCGGACGCGCCCGAAGTGAAGAAGCGAGTGTGGAATTTGCTGAAGCGTTTCTTCATAGATCGTGAGAGGCCGTGAAACCACGGGCCCAATGTGGAGTTGAGCTCGGGCGTGCTATTCTCGATGAGGCGCGGCTTAAAATTGGGTGTGCCATCCTCGGCCATCTTGTTATTCTTCTCGAATTTTACAAAGGCCGTGTGGGAATGGTAGTGGCGCAGGAAACCGTCGGTGCGGACCGATTCACGGGCCCGACGGAGCGCGTCGCGCATGACCAAAGGATAGCGCCGGAGCCACTCTTCAAAGTTGGTAGGGCGTACCCTGAACCGGTAGGAGACCAGCACATCCCTGAAATCGTGGATGAGGGGCCCGACGGTTCCCCGCGGAACTAAAAGACGTTCACGAATTGCGCCAACCTCATTGTTGGCACTCAAGGCGCACACCATGGGCCGCGCGGCTGGAACGACAATGCCAACAGGAATGGCACCAAGAGCGGGCGCCGCGGGAGTGTCATCAACGACAAGGAGGCGATCGGTTTCCTCAAGGGGCCCACCCTTGCTGTCGAATTCATGGCGCCAATCGCGGCGGACGAGGGCGTCGAAGGCTGGTATGGCGCAGGCAACAACGGCCGGTAAGGGGCCCAGGGCTAAGGGCCGCGACGACAGATTGTTAAAAAGCCAGTGGATGATAAGGCACGACTTAGGGAACTTGAGCTCGTAGATGTGGAACAACCAGTGCCCACAGACAACATACGGCAAGTAATCGAGTGTTGGGTTGCACGCCAGCTCGATGATGGCAATGTAGACGCGCGCGCGTCGGCCGACCCAGCGATGGAGTGCGTACTCGAAGAGCGGGCTCACGTACCAGGCGGCAGGCCCGACGGCGACAAAAAGCGTCGTGAGGAAAACGGTAACGCAAAGGGTGATCAAGTTCTCGGCTTGGGACTGAGCCAAGGCGTGCAACCATTCGCACCAAGCGACCCACCCGTCGTATTCGCCTGCTATAACGTCGTTTGCTGCCCGGATCATGTCCCGATGGGCATATGAAAGGTTGAGCGCTTGGCTCGTGATGGCAGCAGATTCCACCTGGGCGATACGAAGAGCGTACGCCACAGCCACATCGGCGTCGGGGAGGCCCATGTCGCGGGCACGATTGATGCACTTGGCCCGCGCGAGGTTGAAGCGGGACCGCTCAATGGTGGCGGCAGTGAACTGTAGGCGGGCAAGAGCGATGAGCTCGCGGGGCACGATGACGGCCGGCTCGTCGCTGCCCGCGTCATTGGGCCAGATGGCGACGTCCACAGATGTGAAATGGATCGATTTTGCGTCGAAGTCCGCGCAGTCCTTGGCGCAGACGTAGCCCATGCGGCTAGCGGCCTGGCTCAGCTGGAGTGGCTGTGGCTCGGTCAGGACATTTGAACGGCGGAACACCAGAACCGTCATGTCGCCGACGGTGTCAAGAACCTCGATGGATAGTGCCACGCGCCCGTTACTCCACGCATTGAGGCGCATCCAATCCGTGGACTCTTCACGATAGGGCGGTTGTCCTGCCACGCTCACCACGACTTGGCCCGAATGGGTCTTGCGGTACGCCGCTTCACGCACGGTATCGGCGCCGTCTTTGTAAACGCCAAGGTGACCGGAACTGCGGAACATGTGGTTGCAAAGGTACACTTCGCCACTGGTAGCACGGCCACAGAGCGTCCAGATCTGGTTGGGGGTAAGGTCGTAGACGTCGGTGCCGAAATAGCCCTGCGTCTGAACGCAGTCGCAGGCCATGACGCCTTTCTCGCAACCATCGGCGGGCACGCCCCGCTTGGCCTTGCGGATTTCGTCGATGACGCGGCCAGACGCGAGAGCATGGTGACACACCTGGCGGTGGCCGCGGGTGCGGACGTGGTTGTCGTTGATGCCAGTCCAAACGGCTTTACCGCCGTGTTTCGACTTTATGGCGTGGTGCATGGCGACTTCGGCCGCGAAACGATTGATCGCGAGCACGGGATGAGTGTGGTTGCCGCCGAGCCATTCGACTTGAATTTTTGGGTGGAACTGGGCGACGGCGGCAATCCGGCCGGGGGTGGGGTTGGCCCGGACTTTATATGTGGTGACGGCGGGAATGCATTCCTCCGCCGCTAGAGCGGCCGAGAATGCGACCGTCTCTTTGCTGAGGGCGAGTGGCCCAGGGCACTTATTGACGACTGGAATGGCCTCAGAAGGAGGTCGTTTCGAGTCGGGATCGTCGGCATGTAGACGATCGGCGTCGCGGCGCTCGGTTGCCTGTTGAGCTGCGGCGCGTTGGGGGCTGGCCATTAATACGGCGCGCCACTCGCGCTTCTTGTTGGCCGCCTTGTTTGCTTCACGTTTTTCGCGCCAACCTTTACGGCGCGGGTTGGGAGCAGACTTGGACTCAGCGAAACCGTCAGGCACGACATCGCGTTGGCCTGAGCGGGGCTGGTCGCCACCGGCCCGAGGGGGCGGGGTGGCCATCGTGTGGCAGTACGATCGGGAACACACGGTTATCCCGAAAGGCTAAAGTACGACGGCGGATTCGCTATCCGCCGAAGAACAAATGGC